GGGTTTTCAGCGTGGCCATTACCCAACCAGCGGTGCCCTTCTTCGATTCAGTTGCTTTAGCAGGTGGCGTTGGCGTTTTCGGCGGCTGGGTTTGTGCTGCCGTTTCCGCTGGGTTAGCGGCGGCCTGCTCTGGCGGCTGTTCCTGAGCAGGCGGGGTTTTCTTGGTAGCCATGGGAACTCCTAAAAGAAGTAGTGGCGGTACGGCTGAATGAGCTCGCTGACGGCCATGGGAAGCTCTGACATAGCGCCTTCCACCACGCTTTCGCGGTGGGCGTACCAGTTGCCGATCAACAGCAGCATGGCGGTCACTACATCATCGTTAAGCACTAGGGCATGCTCATCGGTTACGTTGCCGTCCGTGTCCGCAGGTACGGCACCCGCCGTAGCGTAAAGCGTGCGGCCAGTGTGGTTTTCAACGTACCGCGCGGCGGCGGTTGCGTACGTGTCCAGCAGCGCATCGTCTTCGGTATCGTCCGGCTCGAGCCGGACGTGTTGCTTGATAATGTCCAGCTCGAGCATGAACGGCTCCGTTAAGTGGCAGAACCACGCAGGGCTTTAATAGCGGCCACGTCTTGCAGCACACAGTCAAAGCGGTGGAAGGCGAGGAAGCCGGTTTGGTCGAACTCGGCGTAACGCTCTACCAGGCGCTTGAGCACCATGTAGCGAACGCGGCGAATAACGAATTGCTGGAAGTCACCGGCGTACATGAACTTGGCGCTAGCTCCTAAATCGGCAATGGCCTGATCCACGAAGTAGGCTTGGTTCAGGATGGTGGCAGGTGCAGCGCCAGCCACGGCAGGCAGCCAAAGCGGACGACCCTGCAGGTCTTCCATTTCCGTGACCATTTTCAGCGTGTTGTCGTTCATGCCGATGCGGAAGCCAGGCGCGCGGCGATACGCCGGGTCAACGGAGTGAATCAGGCCGTTGATCTCTTTCCAGGTGAACTCGGTGTTGGCTGCCGCATCCGTGACCCGAGTGACTGACGCCTCAAGGCCTTTTGGCTGCGTGGGGGTTCCTGCGCCGGTTCCCTTGACGAGGTAACGGGCCTCACCACGACCGAGGCGAGAGCCGATTCGTGCAGCGAGAAACGCTTCAATGTCGATACCGCTATCCTGCAGCAGTTCGTTGGATACGCGAATCACCTGCGAGGTCAGCTTTTTGGCGCCTAAGGTTTCCATGCCGAATTCGACATCTTGCTCGGTGGCCTCTTGGTTCTCACCCAGCAGCACGCCTTCTTCTGCGGTGCCATCGCTGGTAGGCCATTCGATGTCGTTACCGCTATCGGTGCTCATGATCTGCGAAACACCTGCAAGGCCGCCATAATCCTTCATGGCTTCGTAAATGCGGCTTAACATTTCCGTTGGAACGGTGTAACCACCCTTCTCGTTCGGGTTGGTGGCCTGAGCGCGCATCTCTTTCAACACCTTGCGCTGCTCTGGCGTCATGTCGCTCATGCCGTGGCGTAGAAAGGCATCAAACGCCTGGGCGCGCTGTTCGTCTACATTGGCGCCAGCACCGTTTGTATCGCCGTTTTCGCCACCGTCAGCGCCACCTTGCTTACGAAACCCTTCGGCGTTTTCTTCGGCAAAGCGGTTGTCGGCATCGCGCAGCTCTTCTTCGCGCTCGATCTTGGTGTTCAGCGCGTCGAGGTCGCCTTTCATTTTCTTCCAGCTGGTGCGCTGCTCGTCGCTCCAGTCGTTATCACCAATGGTGTCGTTCAACGCCCGCATGTCTTTTGCGATGGCGTTATATTTAGCTTTCAGTTCTGCGAGTGTCATGGTTGGCCTCAGGCTCCGATGATTTCTAAGAAGCGCTCGCGGGCGCGGCGCTGGTTAATGGCGCGCTGGGCGAGACCTTTGATCTCGCTGCAGCGTGCCTCTAAGGAGCGCGCAGCGGCGCCCGCGTCTGGGTAGGCTGGATAGGTAACGGGGGACACATCCAGCAGGCGGCTAAAGCGATTGATAGTGCGCACAATCAAGCCGTCTTCGTCTTCGCGCCATTCGTCGCCATCGTTGGCAACGCGAAACGCAAAGGAGCTTCCGGTAATGTCGCCACGGCTAAGCGGCGCTAGCACCAAGTCACGCACGGTTTGGGTATCCGGTGGGGTGATTTCGTAGCGCAGGCCTTCGGCGTCAATCGATAGCGCCAGCGTGCTGCTACGGGTGCGGCCCAACACAAAGTTGGCGTCGTGGTTGAACAGCGCTCGCACGTCATCACCGAGCACGTCATCGAACGCGCCGGGGGCGATCTCTTCTTTGAACATGCCCATGATCATTTCGGAGCGCTTATTGAATACCGCGCCGTGGCCGATGATGCGGGCGGGCTGCCCTTCTTCGATTTCCGCGCGCACCTCACAGGCCAGCGCGCGCTTTTCGGTCTCGCTCATGAGGTGGGTTCCTCTTCGTTTGGTTGGCCAAGCTGACTCAGCGGCTGGGCGTTGACGCTCATTAGCATTTCGCTGAGGCCATCACGCGGGTTCATGTCCTCTAGGGCGCGCACTTCGTTACGGTCCATCCAGCCGTCGGTGATGCCGCGGTTGTAGAACTCGGCTCGCTCGGTGGGTGTGCCGCGCAGTAGCCCAGCCAGGCTGAACTTGGCGTAGTAGCCAGCGGCCCGCTCTGAGCGCGTGAATACGCGGCGGTTAATCTCTTCTTCCCAGTTCTTCACCCAGGGCATGATGGTGTGCCGCACGAACTGAATGGCCTGCTCGCTGATATTGCTAAACGTGGCTTTTTCCAGGTCGTTGATCATGTGCGCGGGCACGTTGAAGATGCCGGCGATTTCCGAGCGGTTGAACTTGCGGGTTTCGAGGAACTGAGCGTCTTCGGGCGGTACTGTGATTGACTTGTAGTCGAGGTCTGCAGGCAGCATCAGCGTTTTGTTATCGCTACTGCGCAGCTTCTGAACTGATGACTCCCAGGCTTTCTTGAGGCGCTCCCAGCTATCCTTTTGTAGCTGACTCTTAACGCTGACTAGCCCCGTTGGGCGGCCGCCGCCTTCGAAAAACTCCTTGCCGTAACGCTGTGCCGCTAGGCCAAGGCCGATGGTTTCGGCGTGCTGGCGTATCAGGCTCTTACCCTTCCGGAACGACGTTCCCAGAGCGCGAACGTGAATCATGTCCTCGATCTGGATAGCGCGGCTGCCTTCTTCGTCGTAGTTGGTGTAGATCCACCGGCTACCGTTCTTAACCAGGTCAGTTTCCCACGGGTAGCGGCTAATCAACTCGCGCAGCTCGCCACTGTTAGCGCGAATGATGTGCGTGTAGCCATTGCCCCAGCCAAGTACGTGCGCCTGCTTGGTTTCGCGCCACTTGTAGCTGGTCTGCCACATATTGGGCTCGTCGTGCAGCAGCCAGTAGGCGGGGTGATCCTTGGCGGCTTCGATCTTGCCACCCTGCTTACGCATGACGCCTAGCGGTAGCTGGGCAATAGAACTGCTCAGCACATAGATACAGGCGTAGACCACTGCCAACTGCATGGCCGATATGTTGTTAACCGAGATCGACATATCCCCACTGAAGTATTCAGCGAGATTTTGCCCGGTTAGCGGGGTGCTGGGGTCTTCGATACTGCGCTGACTGGGCGATGAGAACAGGCTATCTAGGATCATGCGCCACGCTCCTTATCCCCAGCGCTGCGCTTTGCCGCGCGGGCGGCCAGCAGCGCCAGCAATAACAGCAGCGAGCCTCCATAGATCAGGGCGTCAGCGAGGCCAAACCGCAAATATAGGCCGTAGTTGAGCGCCCCAAAGCCAGCAAGGCCCAGGGTGTCTAGTAAAAATTGGCGCATTCACATCACCAGAATGTCGTCGTCGGAAAGGGAGTCGAGAACACTGCCACCGGATTGGGCGGCGTTCATCGCGCGGCCAATGGCTATGATTAGCGCTACCGCGCCATCGATCTTGTTTGCGTTGCCCTGCTTGATGGGGCGAACCACGTCATCATTACCGGGCAAAAATTTACCAACCACGTTGCCCACACACCACGTCAGGATCGGGTGGCCATCGTGATGGAAGCGGCCCGTTATAATCGCGGCTTCCAGTTCTTTCATCGGGTCTGACATGTGGGTGTAACTCTGGGCGATCGTCACCGGGTTCATACCCGCATCATCTAACTGGTGCGAGAGGTTAGCGGCGCCGTGTGGGTCAATGCCTGATTCTTGAGCGGGCGCTTCTTCGTTCGCTTCGGTGGCGTGCGCCAGCACTTCTCGGTAGTCGATCTCTGCGCCGTCCGTGGCTTCGAGCCATTGGCCGTTCACCCAGGCTTGATAACGCTCGGCAGTGCGGCGGTCTTCGTCGTTATGAACGGTGTCTTCGGGCACCCAGAACGTTGGGCTGATGCAGTAGTAGTGGTTTTGGCCGTCAATCTGCTTGACGAAAACGCGCACCATGCCCGTAAGGTCGAGCTTTCGCGCCAGGTCAAATCCGTAGTAGCAATCGATGCCCATGAACTGGTCAACCGTTAGCGCGGTGTCTTCACACGCTGCCCAGCTCTGCATATTGAAGAAGCCCTCTTTCGAGGAAACCCATAGGTTGAGGTGCTTCGTCTTAAAGCTGTTGGCGATGCGGGCGCGCTTGATAGCGGCCTGCTGGCGTGCCACTAGGTAATCGAGGCCAACGGAAATGCCCGCATTGGGGTTGGCTTTAATCAGCGCGTCTTTGGTTGTCCAGTCGTCGTCTTTGTCGATGGTGTAGACGATGGCAAATAGCTCGTCGTCTGCGTGGATCCCTTCGAGCATTTCAATACTGCGTTCCCGCATTCCGTAGCAGGGGCCAGCAATGTCAAAACCTGCGGTGGTAATCACGAGCACTAGCGGCTGATCGCGGGCACCCATGCCCGTTATCATCGTGTCGTATAGCCGTGAATCAGGGTGTTCGTGGTACTCGTCGATGATGGCCATCGAAGGACTGGAGCCATCGCCAGGGTCACCGATAACTGGCTCGAACTTGCTGCCGTCCGTGCGCTCGATCTTCTTGGCCCACACCACCATGCCGAAACGCTTGCGTAACGCGGGCAGCTTCTTAGCCATTTCAAGCGCAGGCTTGAATACTTCCCAGGCCTGCTTTTCACTGGTCGCGCCGCAATACACTTCCGCGCCGTATTCGTTATCAGCACAGAAGGCGTAGATGCCAGCGCCGGCGGCGATGATCGACTTGCCGTTTTTACGCGGCACCTCGATGTAGGCCTCACGAAAGCGCCGTGTCTTATCGGCCTTGCGCACCCAGCCGTAAATCATCGAGAACAGGAACAGCTGCCAGGGCTCTAGCGTGATGCGCTGCTTGCCCCGTGCCCATTTCCCTTTCGTGTGCGGCATCTTTTGAATGAAGCGGCACGCTCGCTCGGCTAGGTCACGGTCAAATCTGAAGGGATAGCTCTTGGCCTTGCTGGCTTTTAAATCGTTTAGGTGTCTTGCGCAGGCCTGCTTAACGTAAAGGCATGCCGGTATCTTGCCGCCCACCACGTCTCGCGCATATTTCTGCGCCGCGTTGACGTTGGGGTATGCGGCCATATATCAGAACTCGTCGAATTCGTTACCCTCTTCGCCCGAGCCTTCACCACCGGCGCCCATCATGCGTAGGCGCGTCAGTGGATCCAGGCCGAGCAATGAGCCGAGGCGCGATAACTGCGCTACATAGTCGTTACGGGCAGCGACATAAGGAGACTTCTTAATGCTGCCGTCGCCAGTCATTACCACCATGCCGCCATCGTCAGCAGCCCAATCGGTTATTTTGAGATCCGCTTTAATCATGTAAGCGAAGCTATTGCAGTAGGCCAGGAGCAGCGGTGCGTCTTCGGGCTCGAAGGTGCCGCGCTCAATCAAGACTTTGCTTTGACTCTTCCAAAGGCTGACTGCCGTTTCATCGATCAGCTCGGCAGGTGGCGCGATGCGCGATATTGAGCTTTTGTGTTGAAGTGACGTTTTCCTCTTTCGACCTCCGCCCGATGCCCGAACGGGCGCTTCATTTCCCATTCGATCACTCCGGAAAAATCTTCGTTATTTCTCACGTAAAAAAATTGAATTGAGTGTGCGGTGTCCGCTGGCGAGGGCTGTAGAGATTTACCCACCCCCTCCCCCCTGTCAGCCACCGCGCTGGCGCGCCCTGAGCGCCTCTGCCTGCGTCTTGGCTGCGTGGCAAGGGCCGCACAGCGCTTCAAGGTTAGAGGGCACAGTGCGCCCGCCTTCGGCTTCTGGTGTGATGTGGTCAACAGACTCTGCAGGCGTTGCAATGCCCTTGCGCTTGCACGCTTGGCATAGGTAACGATCACGAACCATCACCGCATCACGGATGCGGCGCCATGCTCGACCACCACGACCACGGCCAGCACGTCCTCGTGTCCATGCTTTGGCTTGGTCTGCGTGTTCGTCACAGTAGCCGTGGGCATGGCGCGTGGTGCGGCGGCATAGCTTATCGCGGCATGGTGTAGGGGTACGTGCTGGCATTACTCTTCATCCGGGTCTAAGTAACGCGATGGCGCACTGCCGTCATCATCCAGGCCTTCGGCTTCTTGCGAGAGTAGGTAATCGATCACCTGCTGATTGCTATCTGCCAAGCGGTTGATCGCCTCTGTCTGCGCCTGCAGGGCAGCCACTAGAGCGGCTGTATCAGTTGGCTCACTCATCGCTTGATG